TACAACTTCGTGGCCAAGAACCAGGAAACCGACGAGAACGTATTCACCCGCAAGGAATTTGTGTACGGCGTGGATGCTCGTCTCAATGTCGGCTTTGGCCTCTGGCAGTTGGCCCATGGCTCCAAGGAAGCGCTGGACGCGTCGAGCTTCAATGATGCGTATGCGTCGATGCAGAGCCTGAAAGGCGACAACGAGCGCCCCCTGAACATTCGCCCGAAGCTGCTGGTTGTGCCCCCGACGCTGCGCGAAGCCGCGCTTGAGGTCGTCAAGGCCGAGCGCAATGCAGCCGGCGCAACCAACATCAACCGCGACGTGGTGGACGTGCTCGTCACCCCGTGGCTTGCGTAAGGGGGCACCATGGCTGCTAAGAAACCCGCCGCTACCATCACCAAGGACCAGGACAAGCAGCCGGCGCCAAGTGCGCCGGCCGCTGACCAGGCAACCGAACAACCCACCGAGAAAGCGGCCTCGGCCGCTCCCGCTGCCCCGGCAGCACAGGAGATGCCCAGCACGGAGGCTGCCAAGGATGGTGCTGCCGTTGATGTGCTGTGGATTCGGTCGGTACCGGAGTCATTCCGCCGCTGCGGCTTCCGCTTTAACCGTGAGGGCTTCGGCATCGCGCTGGATACCCTAACGGATGAGCAGATCGAGACGCTGGTGAATGAACCCAACCTGGTCGTTTCGGTTAACCGCGTTACAGCCGAGGATGACACCGAGTGAGCTACATCACCCACGCCCAGCTGGCCGAGCGGCCAGGTGCAAAGGAGCTGGCCGAGGCGGCCACTCCGGCGCACCTGCGCGCGACCCCGCCAGAGCTGATGGAAGCCGCCCTGACCGGCGCCGACCGCAGCAGCTGGACGGCCGACGAAAACGCCCGAGCCGATGAGGCCCTTGACCGCATTGATGATGCGGTGAAAGACGCTGTAGCGGTGATTGACGGGTTCCTGGCCAAGCGTGGGTACCTGCCTCTCGACCCGGTGCCGGACATGGTGACCGTGTGGTGCCGGGCCATCACTCGGTACAGCCTGCACCAGCATCGTGTAAGCAACGAGGGTACCGACCCGATCGTGCGGGACTACCGCGACGCGATGCGGCTGCTGCAGCTGACCGCAGACGGCAAGTTCAGCTTGGGCGGCAACGACCCAGTGCAAGCCAGTCCAAGCGCGATTGATGTGCGCTTTGATGCGTCGCCGAGTGTGTTCAGCCGCAAAGAGCTGAAGGCGTTCCGATGAACCCGTTGGATACCTCAATCATCGAAGCGCGCTTGAAGGCCGCTGTGCCGGCTCTGGATACGGTTGCCGGCGTGGTTGAGTACAGCCAGATCAAGGATCTGAGCAGTTTTCGGCCTGGCAGCGCGTATGTGGTGCTGGCCTCAGAGCGCAACCCGGCGGCGGGTATCCCGCAGCCGCGCAAGGCCACCCCTGCCCAGGCAACCTTTGGAGTGGTAGTGGCGGCACAAAACTACCGCGACCAGTCCGGTAAGGCCGCGCTGGACGATATCAGCAGCATCGTCGGCGCAGTGCGCGAGGCGCTGAATGGATGGATGCCCGAAGGCTGGACCCCAATCGTTTGGCTCCAGGGCGACGCGATGGACAGTGACGCCAGCCGGGTGCTCTGGATTGACGTTTTCACCACAACCCACGTTCTCAGGGGGTAATACATGAGCAAGACAATCAAGGTGACCCTGCTGAAGGCTCACAAGCATGCCGGTAAGGATTACAAGGCCGGCGCCAAAATCGACGTCACGGAACCAACCCGTGACTGGCTACTCGGCCGCGGCGTGATTGAAGCCGCTGCGCCTGTAGTTGAAGACAAACCCAAGACTGGGGGTGCGAAATGAGCCAGGAAGTCTATCAATACGGCCAGGGCAAAGTTGAGATCGCGGCAATCGTCGGTGGTGTGATCGGGGACTGGCGCTGGTTGGGTGACGTGAGTGCGATGACCCTTTCGATTGAGGAAGCCAAGTTCACGCACACTGAGTCCTACAGTGGTGAAAAGAGCGAGGTGCGGGAAATTACCACCGGCACTACGTGCAGCGGCTCTATCACACTGCAATCCATGTCGGCCGAGAATGTCGCGCAGTTCACTCGCGGTACCAACACCGAGAAGGCGGCCGGCACGGTTTCGGAAGAACCCCTTGGCGCTGTGGCCGCAGGTGACGTGCTTGTGCTTGATGACTTCGGTCTTTCCGACATCGTTGTGATCGACAGCGCCGGTACTCCGGAGACCATTGACCCGTCTCATTACGAGTACGACGGCTACAACGAGCTGACCTTTAACTCGCTGCCGGACCCCGCGCCGACAATGCCGCTGAAGGTTTCGTACAGCCATGCTGCGTACAAGCGTGTTGCCCTGTTGAATGGCCAGAAAGCGGATGTTGCTCTGCGTTACAAAGGCATTAACTTGGCCGAGGGCAACAAGAAGCAGTACGTCGAGTTTTACAAGGTCAGTCCTGGCCTGCTGCAGAACCTGGAGCTGATCAACAACGGTCAGCAACTTGCGCAGTCTCCGGTCAGCTTCAAGCCGCTGAAGGACACCAGCAAGCCTGCAGACGGTGAGCTTGGGCAGTTTGCTCAAGTTGTCACTGTGGATTACTGACCATGGCACGTAAAAAGAAGGCCGATATCGTCGCACCTCCCTCGGCACCCGCCGAGGTGGGCGCCGATGATCTGGAAGTGCTCAACCCGGATCGCACGGCAACTATCGCCGGCCGGGCCATCACCATGCGCGAGTACGGGTTTATTGAAGGGCTGAAGATCGCCCACCTGTACAAAGCCATTGTCGATGACCTGAGCCAGGCCGTGACCATCGAGCGTTCGCCGCCGCTTGAAGAAATCGTGGCACTGCTTGCAGCCCACGCGGACCAGGTAGAGCAACTGATCGCCATCGCGGCTGATGTTGAGGCCGAGTGGGTGCGGGACCTGGACGATCGCAACGGCATGGACCTGATGTACCTGTGGTGGATCGTAAACGGCCCTTTTTTCTTGCGGAGGGTGTTCGACCGCATCAAGGCCAACATGGTCAAGGCGGCGGTGGACGCTGGGGCGATGCCTACGCCGCCCTCATCGAGCACGGCCACCGACCAGAAGACATCGGTCGCTACACCCGCCGCCAAGTGAATCTGTATCTGGACAGGGCTCTGGCCCGCGACCGCAGCAAGCGCCGCCAGTTGGTAAGCGACGTAAACGCCGGCTTCATGGGGGGCAAGGTAGCGCAGGAGCATCTGGACAAGATCAAGGTTTAGTCAGGGTACCAGGGAGGCTGCGGGATGCAGCCGGTCGGCCCCAACGGATAGGCATAAGCGGCTTCGGCCGCTTTCTTTTTGCGCCGGCAAAAATACATCTCACCACGCGCGCGCGACCATGGGACTGAACTTCCTCAGACCCTTGCGCCCATGTCCAACAAAGACCTCGAAATAGCCCTCCGAATCAAAGCCGACCTTGACCAGGGCAAGGCTGAGCTGCAGGCGTTTTCGCAGGAGCTGACCAACACCGGCGAGGCGGCCGAATCTGCAGGCGCTGATATTGCCCGTATGGGTGAATCTGCCGAGCAGCAGCGCACCCGCATTCGCGCCATGGTTGAAGCCAGCCTGGCGCAAGCCGGCGCCCACGAACAGGCTGCCCAGGGCGCCACTCAAATGGCTACCGCGCTGGATCGCGCCGGCGGCGCATCAGACAAAGTGGCAGCCGCCCAGACGGCCGCCATGAACGCCTATCACCAGACGGAGCGCGCAGCCACCTCGACGGCATCCGCCCAGGACAAGGTGGCCACCTCGACGCGCACGGCCGCCACTGCTGCCGACCAGCAGGCGCAGGAGCTGACCGATCTGCTGGGCCGAATTGACCCGGTGGTTCGTGAGCTGGACCGGCTCGATGCAATGGAGCGCCAATTGGCCCAGGCGCACCGCGCCGGGCGCATCGATACCGAGACCTGGTCTGTCTACAACACCAAGCTGGCAGAGAACCGCAACCGCCTAGCAGCGGCGTCAGACATGACCGGCCGCGCCGCACTTACCACCCGCCAGTACCAGCAGGCCATGCGTCAGCTGCCAATGCAGCTCACCGACGTCACCACCAGCCTGGCAACCGGTATGCCCGTATGGATGGTGGCGATCCAGCAAGGTGGCCAGATCAAGGACAGTTTTGGCGGTATCGGCCCGGCTGCTCGGGCGGTGGTTTCCTCTATTAACCCTATGACGCTGGCGATTGGCGCCGCTGCGGCGGCGGCCATAGGACTGGTTGTTGCTCATGAGCAAGGCGCAGCAGAAGCGCGCCGGTACCGCGAGGCGCTCACGTTGACAGGCAACGCTGCGGGCGTCAGCTCAGATCAACTGGCTGGGATGGCAGAGCGCATTGATAGTGTTGTTGGCACCCAACGGCAGGCTGCAGCTGCCCTTGCTGAGATCGCGCGCTCGGGCCGGGTTGCCGGTGATCAGATAGAGCAAGTTGGCATGACTGCGGTTGCCATGCAGGTTGCGATCGGCAAGTCAGTTCAGGACACGGTTGCAGAGTACGAAAGTCTCGCCCGCGACCCGGTGCAGGGCATCATCAAGCTGAACGAGCAGTACGGCTTTCTTACATCGTCTGTTATGGAGCAGATCCGGTCCCTGAAGGATCAAGGCGATGAGATCGGTGCCGTGCGTTTGGCTATGGACACTTACTCCAACACCATGCAGAGACGGGCCAGCGAGGTAGTAGGTGATCTCGGCTTAATTGAGCGAGCATGGGGCGGCATCAAGTCTGCTGCGTCGGAAACCTGGGATGTGATGCTGGGCGTTGGCCGCGAGGCAACTGCCACACAGCAACTTGCCAGGATCGAGCAGGAGATTCAGCAACGAGCGCGTAACGCAACCCCCAACCCGATGGCGTTCCGGGTGCGCACGTCGCGTGATGATTACCTGGAGTCTGAGCGAGATCGGCTGCGCGCCGAAATTGAGGAAAACAACGCTCGGGCCAAACGCGAAGGCGAAGAGCGCCGCCTCAACAACGAATCCATCGAAGCCCAGGAATACATCGCGGACCTCCGCGAGCAATCACTCACCCGCGTTGAGCAACGTGAAAAGGCCATTGCCGAATACCGGGCCAACGTCGAGCGGATTCGCGCAGCGGACCCGAACAGCAGCCTGATCGCCCCTGACCAGATCGCCCGTGACATTGCCGCCATTGAAAAGCGCTTTCAACCCACAGGCCGCTCGGGCACGTCCGACGCCGAGCGCCTCGCCGAGCAAAACCGCCGCTGGATCGAGCAGCTGGAGAAGGAAGCCGCCACCTTCGGCCAAGGCAAAGCCGCAACCCGTGAATACGAGCTGGAACAACGCAACCTGACCGGCGCCATGCGCGAGCGGGCCGAGGCCGCGTGGGAGGCACTGGATGCTGCTGAGCGTCAAAAGGCGTCAGACGAACAAGCCAAACGCGACACCCAGCTGCTAACCCAGCTGCAGCTCGACTATCTGAAGGCCACCGGCAATGCCGTCGAAGCCACCGAGGCCGAAATTGAGCGCAAGTACGGCGCCCTGCGTGACCGACTGCTGGCGCGCGGTGAAACAGACTCCGCCACCCTGGTAGACAAGCTGATCGGTGTGGAATCAGCGCAGGCCCAGCTGCAGGAGCTGGAGCGCCAGATTGCCCAGATCTTCGCCGAGCAGTCGCGCCGCGAGCAGTCGATCCAGGCGCAGACTCAAACCGGCCTGCTGGGCGAGCTGGAGGCACGCCGCCAGATCGTCGAGGTGCACCAAGAGACGGCCGCGCAGATCGAGGCGCTGCTGCCGCTGATGGAAGAGCTGGCAGGCACCATTGGTGATCCCGCTGCGTTGGAGAACATTGAGCGCATCCGCGCCGAACTGGAGACCATGCAGGTCGTCAGCAACGAGTTGTCGCTGTCGCTGCGTGACGGTTTGCAGGATGGGTTTGAGGAGTCGATTCTCGGCCTGTCCAAGGGGACGATGGAGCTAAGCGATGCTCTGGATAGCCTGACGCTCGGCATCGCTGAATCCATGGCCCGCATGGCAAGCCAGCAGCTTGCCGAGATGGCAACCAGCGGCATCATGAGCTTGTTCCAGCAAGGGGTTCAGGCAGCGACCGCAGCCGCTGGCCAGAAGGCCGCAGCCGAGGTCGCAGCCATCCAGACCGTGACGCTTGCACAACAGGCAGCCGATACCACCCGCGCCACCTCATCGGTGCTTGCCGCCAACACCGCCGCCGCTGGCCAAGCCGGCGCTGCAGCAACCACGGCAACCGCCTGGACGCCGGCAGCGATCGCCGCCTCGATCGGCAGCTTCGGCAGCGCGGCCGCGATCGGCCTTGCGGCTGTTGTGGCCGCAATGGCGTTTCAGGCGTTCGCTGACGGTGGACAAGTTCGCGGCCCCGGCACTACCACCTCGGACAGCATCCCGACCCTGCTGTCAGACCAGGAGTTTGTCACCCGCGCTGCGGTGGTTACCCAGCCGGGCGCGCTGCCGTTCCTGCAGGACTTCAACGCGCGCGGCATGTCAGCTCTTGCCGACTGGTCTGGGGCTGTTCGCCAATCAACAGGCGGGCTGGCCGGCGTCCCAGCTCCCGCGATGCCGTCCCCAGTCATGAACGCGGGCCAGCTTGCCGAGACAGGCCGAGCCGAGGGCACGCAACTGCAGAACAACGTCGACGTATTCGTCGGGGTGCCGGAGCAGTTCATCGTCAATGGCGCATGGAGCCGTCAGGGCCGCGAGAAGTTCTTCGGCGTCCTGCAGGAAGACAAGGCCACCATTCGCCAGCTACTGGAGCTTTAAATGCCACACGATATCGGATACGTCGACAACACCAGCCAGCTCGCGCACTACGCGATGCTTGAGCAGATCCGCGACTTTGCTGCAGACAACGGCTGGACAGTGCTGCGCTACGACACCGCGCCGGATAACCGAGAGCTGATCCTCAAGGGCGCTGGCTACAGCGGCGAAGAGGAGATATTCGTCGGGTTTCGTACCTACCAGAACGCAGCCGCCGACTACTACAACCTGTGCGCGGCCGGCTTCACTGGCTATGTGCCGGGTAACCCGTTTGATAGCCAGCCGGGGGCGATGCTCTCTGGCATTCCCTGCCACAACCAGCGCGTTGACTACTGGCTAACCCTAAACCCGCAACGCATTGCGCTGGGTATGAAAGTGGGGACGCCGGTTTATGAGCTGGGCTATGCCGGCAAGTACTTACCCTATGCCAGGCCGAGCCAGTACCCCTATCCACTGGCGGTAGGCGGCATGCTGAACGGCACCCCGGCGACCCGGTTTTCTGATACCGGTCATTCGATGCCGTTCAGAGGCGGGGCCAACATGCGGGCGCTGTTCAACGATGGCGTGTGGCACCAGCCCGACTGCTGGCCGTATGCAAACCCGTGGCTTGCCGGTGCAACAACGCAAGAGCGCGATTCCAATGACAACTATGCGCTGAACACCATCGCGCTGAGTTCAGGCACCTTGGGTGATTTGGGTGAGCTGGATGGCGTTGCCCA